AGTGCTTCTCCTGGTTGCATTGAAAATACATCCTTATTCAATGTTAAACCACCAGCACAACTTACTACAAAAGGTGATATTAAATCAGTAGTTGGCATTTTATCTTACTGGAGTTCCTATATTTGTAGAAATAGTTTCTGCTATTGTATCTGATCTCATATAATCAGCTTTAGTAGCATAATCTGTTTTTAATAATCTTAATTTTCTTTGGTAATCTCTATCTGCTAATTGAGCATGTTGAGGATCTGATCTAAGCATATATGTATAATACTTAGCTCTATCAACTATTAGTGATCTAAATCTATCAGGTAATTCCATATTATCACCATGTGCTGATAGATCAGTATGAGTTGTATAATAATCGTAATTAACTGTATATTCAGCTTTATCAGGTCTTGGACTTATACCAAAAGCTGTATAACTTGGTAATCTATATACATATTGTGGTATATTATATTGACCACTATTATTAGTATCATCAATATCTTTTCTAGTTTGTAAAAAAGCATCATATGATAAATAAGTTAATTTTCTTGGTGGAAAATCACTTCTTGAAATTCTTATATAATCTACATCTAAATTTGTTGTAGTAACAGTATTATTAACTGTTATAAAAGTTGATTGTGCTGTAGCAGTAAATGTAGTATCTAATATATTACCAGCACCAAAATCAGTTACAGTTAATGTTTTACTTAAATTTTGTGTTCCTTCAGCTGCTGTGCCAACTTGTACTTTTAATGCAGCACCTACACTATTAGAATCTAATACTCTAACTTGAAGTCTATATGTTTTACCAACCACTGTGCTAATAGTTTGATGTGCAGCTGCATCATTTAATCTTAATCTACCATTTCCACCACTATGATATGCAGCACTTCCAGCACCTACTATAGTAGTCCAATTATTTATATTAGATGTAAATTCTCCATTAGTTGTTAATTCTCTTGGTTTTAATGTAAAAGAATCAAAATCAACTCTTCGCATGTCAGCTGGAAAATCATATTCATTATCTCCTATTTCTAAATCTTGACTTGCTCTTGTAAATAAAACTGGTATTTCAGCACTCTCATTATAAATATCATGTATGCTTTTATTAATAAAATCTTTTACAGCTGTTTGTATTCCACGACTTGAACTAAATGTAGCAGAGGTTAACTCTGTTTCATTTAATTCTCTCAGTACGCTGTTTGTTAATGTAAGATAAGTTGTAGCCATGGTTCTCCTAAAATCAAGGGGGGATTGCTCCCCCCAAGATATATATATTAATTACGCAAATGTTACGTTCATAGAGTCAGTATCTTCATCTGATCCATCTTTATCTAATGAGATCATTGTTGCCCAAACTCTAACTTTACCATTGATTGCTCCAGTGCCGATAGTCAATCTGATGTCATCACCAGATGAATATGCTTCAGGTGCAACTAAAAGGTCTTTTTGACCTACTGCAGTTGGTGCTACTTCGTTGACGTATTGATCTGGATCTCCACTGTCTCCGATAGCAATTGTACCACTGTTTCCAGCAGTATCAGCAACTAATACATCGACTCCAGCTGACATTACTAATGTGTTTGCTGGGATGCCGATAGCATCAAAAGTGTCTCCACTATTTGCAGTTGTTGTAGCAGTAAAGTCTATAACTTCTGACATAATTCTTACTTTATCAGAAGATGCTTTTAATCTTCTGTTTGTGTTAGAACTGTTATAATTAGCCATTGTCTATATCCTCCCTACTATTATGATAATGTGACTACACCAGATCTTACAGCATCATCTCTTAGGATTTTTCTTCCATAGATGTGTAATCCTCTGACTACGTCAGCGAATGAATCAGGGTCTCTGATTAATTCAGTTTTTGCGATATGGTTTACTGTTGCTACAGCTGACATATGTCCGTATAAGAAAATATGTTCTGTTGAACCAGATGCAGTTCCGAATGTATGGCTTGAATCACTTCCAGCACCACCATTTACGATAGCGTTAGTTGTGTACATGTTAAAACCAAATAAAGGTCTATCAGTTACTAAACCATTTCTGATTTGTGACTGAGACGCATCATTCATTACTGATTGGTCCATTAGCTTACCACCTGCAATTCTAAGATTTTCGTAGAATTTTGGTGGAGCAACTAACCATCTGTTTTCTTCTGGTACGTCATTCTTATCAAGAATAGTTTTTGCTTTTGATACAATATTTGCTAAAGTATCACCATCTGTTCCACCAGTTGCTGGTGAACCATCAGTTCCTGTTGAAGAATCTGTTGACGCATTGTCATAGATGAACTTAAGAATATTGAAATCATAAGATTTCTTGAGTGAATATGCACCTGAAGAGGTTGCAAGAGCTTCAAAGTTTACATGAGATTGTCTTTCTTCAATATCATCAACTTTAAAAGCAAAGTAAGAACCTTGATCTACTACCAAAGTAAATTGATCGTCAGCTAAATCTTGTGTAGATACAGCTGTACCTCTCGCATAATCTTGGACAGTTATGATCGGCTCTTTTATTATTTTTACTGTGTCGCCAAAATTTTCAATCTCTCCAGCGTAATCAGTGTTAGTTATATCTTCTACCACTGATGCTCTTCTGAAGAATTTTTGAACCTTCTGACTAAAGATTTGTGGAGTGAAATTACCTTGAGGTAAATTCGAATATCCACCAGCACTTCCAAAAGCCATGGTTGTACCCTCCTATTGTTTAGTTAGATTGTTAACGTTGTTCAATCCTACCTTCTAAACGAGCAAGGTCTATATCTTTCTCATGCTTCTCAAATTGTGCAGGTTTTAATCTAGCTATTTCGCTAGTAGTCCAGATTTTCTTTTTAGGAGCCTCTGACTCTGCACTTTTACTAGTTTTAGTAATTGCTTTAGCAGCTTCTTTTTTAATATCCTTTTCTTCTTTTTTAGTTAATTTACTTTGACCAGTGTCCATTTTATATAGATCAATAGCCCTAGCAGCTAACTGTGCATTAGATGTATTTTCATACAGCCAACCTTGAATAGTAGGATCTTGATTTGCAGCCCATTCATGAAATGAATCTTTCGATCTAATTTCACTAAAGTCAGGATGCAATTTTAAAAGTTCTACTTCAGCTTTTTCTTTTGCAATTTGTTCTTGCTGGAGTTGAAGATTTTTATACTTATCTTCAAGTTCTGCAGTTCGAGTAGTTGCTTTGTTCATTGCAATGGTTTCAACCATATCATAAACATCAGGGTACTCTTTTCTCCATGCCTCTAATTCATCTTTTGATTTAGGTGGCACAAATTGTTTTGTACTAGACTCTAATTGAGTACGCAAGTTTCTGACTTCGTCCTTGTGTTTATTAATTGTAGAATCATAGTGTTTTTTCAAATCGTCATAACGTTTCTTAAAAACACGATCTTCAGCTTTAGCAGGGCGTTCAGCGATAGGAGTAGCCTTTGTTTCTGATTGTTCTGCAGTCTCTTCAGATGCATCGGTGTCCGTCTGTTCGGTTGCTGCGGTTGCCTCTTTTTCTTTTTGTTCCCTTTGATACTTAGCTAATTCACCTTTAGCAAAAGCCTCAGTTTCAGCATCGACTTCTCGATTCTTTTTATAAGGTTCTGATTCTGGTAACTTAGCTTTAGTTTCTTCAGAAACTTTTTTTTCTTCTTCCATTATTTTTCCTCACGGTTGAGTGCCTTATGGATAAGGGTAGCTCAAAAACTATGTAGTTTGTGGGCTAGTCATTATACCTTGACTAGGTGGCACATTGTTATTGTTTCCATCTCTTTGAACCATTTGTCTAAAATTTGACATAGATCCAAATCTCTCAAGAATAATACTTCGAGGGATACTAACGGTGTTTTCACCTATTCCAAATTCAGGGAACATATCCTGTCCAAATACTTTATTGAGAACATTTTTAAAAGATGGTGTTAAATGAATATTTAAAATTCGTTTATCATCATCTTTCAAATCTTGTAAATTAACTTTAGGTTGTTCAACTCTATCAGGAGTTACTCTTTCTGCTACAGCTTTTTGTGTAGGCATTTTTAATGGCTTTAGTTTAGCAGGTTTTTTATTCATTATACCTGTTGTGCTAAATGCTGTTTGATTTGTTAATGGTTGTCCTTTATAATCAACTGCCATAATTAATATCCTCCTGCTCCTGCTGCCTCATCATCTGCTGCTTGTGATGCTGCTGCATCAGCTGCGGCTTGACCTCCAGCATGACCTGAATCATCATTATTATTATCATAATCATATGCTGGTGTATTTATTGTTTTAGTTTTATTAGGATCGTAAGCTCCTTCACTAGCTTCAGCAATAGCATTTGTTTTAGAAAATTTAGAACTATATGCTGCTTCATATCCCATTCCTGGTTTTGAAACATCTCCCTCTGCTAGATCTGCACCAAATCCTGTATAATTATACATTGGATGTTTTGGATTATAGTAATCATCTAATAAACTTTTACCATAATTTCTTACAGCTGGTCCTATTATATTTCCAAAAGGAACTATACTTTCTATTATATTTCTAGCAATTTTAGGTGTTTCTGAATATTTAAATGCACCAAGTTTAGATTTTTCTTTAAAAGTTAAACCGCCTATTATTTTTCCTTTATCATCTTTAGCGGCAAGTGTTTGAAAACTATCATCTCTTATACCACCTGATCCTGGATCAGAATCATTTTCTCTAATAAATATATTTAAAATTTCTAATTGTTTTTCTCTGCTAAATGTATCACTAGAAGTAGAAGTAAATTCATAATCTGTTGATACAGTTCTTGTTGGTTTATATTCTCCAATAGTAAAATCTGTTTTTATAACAGGAGTTTTACCTTCTACAGTATTTTTAACTAGTGATGGATTACCATCAGCATCATAGCTTAAAGAATACTGTGTTGCCATTAGTCACCCTCTTTATTGAGTTTGTTTGTTG